ATTCAGACTTACGCTTCTACCACCGCTTAGCGCATCCCCTTCATGCGAAAACTGAACTACCTCTAGCCCACAGGTAATTCCACCTTCACCCTGTGTGTAGGGATAAACGCTTACTACAAGCCTAGCGAAGTCTCCGCCTTTGATACGCTTAATCCTGTCTAAGCTGAACTCTTTCTTGTCCGCCCCTACTACTGTAGTCAGGAACTGCGACTTAGCAGTGATGTAGTAATTCCCCTTATAGTAATCCTGGGGCTTCGTATCGCCATCCTTAAAAGGATGAGCAAACTCAGCGAACTTCATTGGCTTACCATAAAACGCCTGAGCTGCTTTAAGCACAGTCTGGCGAAGCTCCTTTCCGGCTTCCTGCCAAGTTTCTTTCGGAAACAAGATGTCAGTCTTGAACTTATCATCACTGTACTGCCTACCTGAATCAGGCTCTGCTAGGTAAGGGAACACAAGCTTCCCCACTGGCGTTACACAACGCAGGCTTTCTTTCTTAATCTTGGCTGTTCCAGCTGCTGTTAGTTTTCGTTTAGTTGGTGCAGGCATAATAGCCTCCTTGTTGTAGTGTGCTAGCTATACTTCATCGTCCTCAGTATCGAGAGCCGTAAGTAGTTCGGTAGCATCTTCTTTTGGTAATGCCTGTCTCTTATCATCTTCAGAGACAAGTTTCGGTTTTGGGATTGACTTGCGTACCACCGCATCTATCTTTCCCTTGCCTATCCTTTTTTCAATTTCAGTAATACCCAGTAAACTCTGCCTCCAGGGATTCTCTACGCCAACATTCTTTAAGTACGCGGCTACTTCAAGTTCATTCTCTAGCCACTTTCTAGTGCTGCGCCCTGCTACTAGCTTCCACCCAGGTAGGGGCATAGACGAGAAGTATCTTCCTGCTGCATACTCTTCTACTGCCTTTAGGAATGCTCTAATCTGGTCAGCGTTACTTAGTACAGTGTCTAGCTGCTCATCAGTCATAGTAGCAGGAGCTGGGGTCTTAACTAGCGCAGGTGCTCTATCTAGCTCCACTAGTCCTGGTGCGCTTGAGTTCTTAGCGTATGTTTTGCACTCAGCTTTACGCTTGCAGAACGTACACTGCGGCCCGAAGTGTTCTTTAGGCTTCTTAGTGCCTGCTTGAACCTTCAAAGCCATCTTCTCAAAGCGCTTTAAGTTAGCACGAGCTTTCTTTAGCGTAGGCTGGTCTATAGTCCACTGCTCTAATGGGTCTGCATGTTCGTCTCTATTACGCGGCTGATAGATAGCAGCCACTGCTTCTGTAGCATCCCAGTTCTTAGAGTTAATGATAGCTAAGATGTAGGTCATTAACTGCCAGTTATCTTCTGCCCTAACTGCTATGCCTTTGCCGTATTTGAGGTCTAAGGCATAAATCTTCTTCTTGTTATCTTTTACGTAGAGAATACCAAAGTCGATAGTGCCATATATGTGGGTGCTGAATTGTACGCGTTCTTCTATTAGGGTGGTGAGGATGCAGTCTTTGCCTATCTTCTTGATGATGCGGTCTATTAGTTGGATGAGGTCGGAGATATGCTCACGCTTCTCTGCATCATAACCTGGAGCTTCTGCTACAGCCATTAAAGCTGCGTCTACACCCTCCTTCATTAGAACGGTAGAACCCATCGCAAACAACTCATGCGCCTTTGTGCCCTCCTCGGCATAAGGAGATACACGCTCGGGCAATGGATGCTTAGGAGGTAATAGGCTTGCGTAGCACTCCATGAACATTTTCATGGAGCTTGGAGCTAGCTTAGCGTGCTGGGCTTCTAGTGTTGCTATGATTTCTTTTTCTGCTCCGCTAAAGCTAAGTTCTCCGCCATCAAGGCGTGAAGGTGGTAGCATCTCTTCTAAGCTAACAGCCTTATCAGTAGCTAGCACTTGCTCCAGGTCGAGCTGCGTTTCTTCGGGGGCTACATCTTTCCTTACGTGCTTATGTGGCTCCACTATAAGTTGTTGGCAGGCTTCTATAGCTTGAAGACCCAAAGATGTTGTAGCCGTTACTGTTAGATCGTCAAAGTCATCCATGCTAACAGGCTTATCTGCAACAGGCGTTCTCTTCTTAGACACCTTAGCCCCATTAGGTAGCTGGATTACTACGCGCTCATCTGAGATGCCAATAACTTTACCTTGCTTTCTATACTTCGCCATTTCTTCGTTACTTATCATCTTTTTTCATCCCATTTATTCGTTCAAAATCGTAACCATGTGCTGCACAATACGCATTAAGCAGCTTATAAGTTACTTCCACTATCTCGTATATCCCCAGAAATAGAAAAGGTATCTCCTCTACTTCACTTAGCTTACGCCTGCCCTTACGAAGCTGCTCGGCTTTGGCTATTATTCCACGCAGCGTATTACGCAGGTCATCTACGCTTCCAGTGATCTTAATCTCTACTAGTTTCTCTTCCATCGCTGCCTCCCTTAGTAGTACGTTTGTTCCATTCTTCTTCAGCTTCTGCTATATAAAACCTGTAGGGTCCTAAGCATCGGCAATCCTCGCATGTTATGGCGTGGATTTTATCTAATAAACTAGTTTCTTTTAACCTCTTCCCACCACAGAACGGGCAAACTTTTAGTTCCACTTTCATTTTTCGCCTTCCATTAAATACTCATACCGCTTATGTTGCTACTCATGCTCTTTTGTCCTTTATAGCATCACTTAGTAATGCGTGAAATTTTAATAGCATAGAATCAAAGCTTAGATACTCCGTTTTAAATAACGCGGCTAAGCGTTTATCACTTCGCTGCTTACGTGTTTCAAACTCAAGTATATCCTCCCAGGTTATCATGCTACCTCATCAGTTTCTCAATCGCTATGTCAGCATCATCTATAATGCTTCTAAGCCTAAGACTTATCTCCATCTCGTTAAGCTGATCCTTAGTAGACTCCCCAAGCAGCTTACGAAGGTCGATAGTTAGCTTAAGTATGAGGCAGACTAGCCCTGTGTATTTATCCATTAGGCACCTCAGCAAAATTAACAGCTTCGCTGTAATACCCATTAGACTGCCCGCACCACCTCAAGTCCACAGCTCCTTTAATTGTAGCAAGCTTATAAAAGGTCCACGTCTCGCCAGTATCCATAGTAGTTATAGACTCACCACTTACTTCTTCAGCTACTAGCAGCGGAGTTCCAATCAGGTCCTGCATGTCTCCAATAACCTCAGCTAACCAGACATACTCACAACAGTCTTGTTCATGGTATAGCTTAAAGCGCTGACCGTTATCACAGACGAACGTAACAACAGTATCGTCCTCCTTGCCAATAATAGCAGTAAGGATTCTGCCTTTTAGTAAATCAAATTCTTTGTATTTGTCCATGTTATGCTCCTACCACGTTTTCAATATCAACCATCTTCTGCTCCAGCACTTCAATGATGTGGTCGTCTAGGCTGTCCTTAGCTAGGAGCATGTAGATAGTAACGGGATTTATAGTACCGATCCTGTGTACACGATCACTTGCTTGAAGCATGTTTGCAGGATTCCAGTCTTGTTCACAAAAAACAACAGTAGAGGAGGCTGTCAATGTCACTCCAGTTCCGCAGGCTATCAGATTGCCCACCATTACCTGCTTAAGCCCCATCTGGAAGTCTGTTACTGCCTTCTCTCTCATATAAGGAAGTGTATCTCCTGTTATAGCGCAGGTAGTTATCCCCTTATCCATTAGATAGGCTTCAACTCCATGCACTACAGCCTTATGATAAGCAAAGATAACCAGTTGCTCATCAGGGCTAGACTCCAAGTAGTTATCTAACCACTTATAGATAGCAGGCAGTTTAGCTACTCCTAGTCTCTGACGCACAGTAGCAACATGGTCTGACTGCTCCAGTGCTTCACGCTCTACACCCAGTTGCTTTAGGGCAGAGTCAACTAGTTGTAGTGACTCCTCTGCCACGGTAGCATCAATGTCCAGATACACATTAGCGTAGCGTTTAGGAGGTAAGTCCTTAAGCACGTCTTGCTTGAAGCGTCTTACGGTGAAGGGCGCCATGCGCTCTTTCAACTCATCCTCGTTACGTGTGCCTCTGAACTCTACTCCACTGCCAAAGGGTGTAGGGTAGGGGTAAGAGAACTTGTAACAGAAATCTTGATGCTTACCCCACTTGTGCGGCTCAATAGCGCACAGTAAGGGGTGTAAGTCGCTGACGCATTTCGTGATGGGTGTGCCTGTGAGGAGCTGCACATACTTTGCATTGGGTACAAGCTGCTTAACTACAACCTGTGTACGCTTTGCTTTCCAGGATTTGCAATAGTGCATTTCATCGCACACTAACATGCTATCACTGTGCTTACTGAGATAAGCAACTAATAGCTTAGTCCACGCTTCACTAGCAGCTAAATCATAGCTTATTATAACCACACGTGTAGCTGGCAGTAGGAGCTGCTTACCATTACTGATGACTTGTAATTCTCTTCCCAGAGTATCCCACTTCTTAAACTCAGCTGCCCACGTACTACGCACAACAGCGGGGCATATAACTACCATATGTTGTGGCTGGAAAGCGTTGCTGGATGCTATAGCTTGACATGTTTTTCCAAGACCAGGCTGATCAGCGAGGAGAGAGCGCCGTAGCTTAATGAGCTTTAGGACTCCCTCTTTTTGATATGGGAGAAGTTGCTGGGATTTAGGGACTATTAGGCGTTTCACGGTTATTGGTGGCTCAGAATGTTTTAGCTTGCATATTTTACGGCTTCAGGTTTATCCTGGTAGCTCGTTCCTGAAGTAGAGTCTAAGCTCACAACAGAATGTTGTCAAGGTATAAATCAACTATAAACTGATTTTTAGAAAAAAAAAACCTCATACAGGGGTTAAGCTGTATGAGGCTCGAAAAATATAAACGGGACTAACCATTTAAGGACAGCTTAATAGCTGTATTGAAATCTAATGTCAACAATACCACAGTCTTCTGATATAGCAAGTACTAATTCACAGCTAATCTCCACTAATCCGGATTTGGTTCGGTTTGTTAAGCTATTGGCATCACATCCGTTCTACAAAGAGACAGGTGTTAAGTTCTACCTGGACTGGGAAGCACACAAAGAAAGACCAGACGCAGGACATGATTGTGCCCCTCCTGAGCTATCCACAGTTACTCAAAAGCTAGTCAGCAGATTAACTGCTTTAAATGCTGAGAGTAAGCACATCTACTACCGTGTTCAGTATCGACCGTATATCCCAGTTAACGGTAACGGGCATATTACTCAGACGGTAAAAAACGATAACATTACTAATTCACTATATATCCCCATAGATATAGACTTTAAGCTTCCCTTTAGCTTTGAGCACTTTATGACTCAGCTGGGTATTAGTCCCTGGGCTGTGGTTCAAACGTCAGTGGATAAGAAGGGCTTTAAGCGTTATCAGGCATTAGTGGCTGTCAGAGCTGAGGATACCCAGAAGCGTGACGAGGTGAAGCGCCTAGGGCTTAAGCTAGCGAGTATATGTGGGGCTGATAGTTCTATGTATGACTTTAGACGTGTAGCAAGGCTCCCAGGCTTTAGAAACTGGAAATGGTCAGGAGCTGGTGTCTCTAAGCTGCTTCAGCTTAAGAAGCCGGGTATTGTCTACAGCCTGGAGAGATTGGATTATCTGATAGATAGGGCTAAGATTAATCCAGGTATCATTAGGTGTAAGGAGGTGTCCCCGCCTCGTAAGCGAGGTAACGAAAATAAGGAATACACCGGGGACAGGATATGTGAGCTTACGTACGCAGAAGCTATTGATGCTGTGCATGACGGGAAGGTAATAGCCGAGGTAGGGCATCGTGTTGAGTATGTAAACTCCATTGCAGGCGGAGCTGCTAGAGCTGTTCGGCAAGGTAAGCTAAGTAAAGATGCTATCCCTGGGCTAGTTAAGGAAATGGCAACTAAGGGTTGTAGTGAGCCGCTATCGGATAGAGAGATACAGGGGCTTATACGTAGTTCAGAGGGCTACTTAGAACGGGATGCAGTTAAGGATGAGACTAAGTGGAGAGAAAGGCGTGCTACTAACATTACGGTGCTCGAAGAGAGAAACTTAAGGCTGGATACGACTAACATAATAGAATCCAATAGAAGGCTCTACATTCAAGAGTTCTTTAGGGGGGTAAATGCTGCATTTATGGGAAGGCTTTACCAAGAGCTTATCGAGCGACAGTTTAACGATGGCTACATCTCAGAGGCTAGCTGGGTAATAGTTAATCGAGCTGAACAACTTAAGTTAATTGTTGACCGATACTTCTGTGTTGCCGAGAAAACTAAAAGTAAATGGGGTACAGAGTGTTGGCGCCAGGAGAAATTTGAAGGAGCTATCGAAGAAGGCTTTATAGGACAGTTTGTAGAGGAAATATATCGCAGCATTAAAACGCACCGTGAGCTGGTTATAGAAGGAAACGCTGAAGCAAAGCCACGCTTAGCTAGCAAGTTAAAAGCAGCTAAGGATAAATGTACATCGAAGGAAGGTTTGCTTAACGCTGAAAAGTTTGAAGCTGATAAGCTTAAGGAGGAAGAGGCTTTTTTTACACTTAAGTTTAAGCAAACTACTCGTAGTCGGCTACAGGAGGAAATAGCGCATACGATTCAAGAAATGCAGCAGAAGGTTAATAAGTTAAAAGACGAAAGCGCGATTATAGCATTTCAGAATGGCTTACTTTCTCTGGGTTCATCGGAAGCAAGCTGCGGCTTTTCACATTCTGGTTTCACAGAATGTGAAGCATGGAGGAACACACTAACCTGCATGGATACTAACTATGATACTGAGCTGGCCTCCAGAGTCTTAACTACTCTCCAATCAGGAGACATAACGCAATACATATTGCGTTATGAGCAGTTGCTGATAGCTGAATGCCCAACAATGTATGGATTCTTGAAAGACACGTTTCCAGAGCAGCAGCAGACTTGGCTGCTAGTCATGAATATCATAGGCTACTGCTTTCTTGTGGGTAACCCAAGACAAAAGTTCTTTAACTTCCAAGGAGCTACAGGTAGCGGTAAAGGGTCTCTAGGAAAGATAATAACTTACTTATCCGGGGACTCTTCACAGTACTTGGGGCTTAGAGACTTTTCTACAGATACAGGGTTGTTTCCGTGTATTGGTAAATCAGCAGCAGTGGTGGACGAGGTGGATAATGCATCTATGGATCGTAAGACTAATCATGCTGTCTGGGAAACAATAAAGAAAGTAACTGGAGGTACTCCAGTAAGCGCACGCAGGCTATACAAAGATGCAATTAGTGTCCGTATTGACGCTAAGTTTATACTAATCAGTAATAAACCATTAGATTTTCCAGATGAGGATGGATCTATCGGACGGAGACTAGTCTCTCTGAAATTTAAAGAAACCTGCGCTGCTAGTAAAATGAAGGAAGACATTGCTTTAGATGTGCTGAAGAGCGATGCGGATAAGGTGGCAACTATAGCCGCTGCTACGCTTATGAGTAGATGGTACCTTGGTAGCGAAATGTTCCAGATTGCGGGCAGTTCAGCCCTTGATGAGGGCAAAGCGGAGTATTTAGATAACTGCGCTCCGATTAGGAGCTATTTACTTAGCTGCTTACAATTCGGTTCAGAGTCAGGAGCTACCGCTGAGAATGGCCGCGTAATGGTAGTGGGATTACTTGCAGTACTCGAGGTCTACTGTGCCACTACACTGAGTAATAGTTCCGATTCTGATGCTGCACTAACAAGCATTAAGTCCTACCTTAAGAGAAGTAGAAAGCAAAAGGAGGAGCAGATATATTCTATACTAAAAGTGAAGGGAGTTACTAGGGGTAAGGAGGACAGAGCTAGGTATAGTAAAGGGTCTAATGACTACTGGCATTATGTAGATGCAATTAGGATAGATTGTTCCCACATAGATTTAGAGCTAGTAATGCAGGAAATGATGCAGATAGAGGCTAAGAGTGTAGATAGAGCACTTAGTCTAGGAAGCCGTATGTGGTATCAATTTGATTTAGAGAATGCGCAGAGAGTAGTAGATGGGTTAATGTAGGCGATATATCAAAATGATTACATACTACAATTAATTGCTAAGTATTACGTTTTTATATACCGATAAAATGCTAGGTGCATCAAACAAAGGTGAGCACCTGGTGAGTACCTGCTAAAAACCGGCGAGCACCGGGGGGTAATTATCGCACAGGTACTCACCAGGTACTCACCGGTGCTCACCTGCTGTTTTGAAGAAAATATGTAATGATTACACAGAATGTTATATCCAGGTACTCTGGTACTCACGGTACTCACCTTTTATTTACTAAAGGTCCAGAATGTACATAGGTAGTACAAAAAAGAACCCTAAAAGGGTAAAAAGGGGGGGTAGTAAAAAATATATAGAGGAGAGTACGAAAAATCGGTGAGTACCGTGAGTACCGTGAGTACCTGTTTACATAATTACCGCAAGTCATTTTAAAATGTAGTTAAGTTGAAGGAGAAAAACATGGACATGATAGCAATACGAAACATGAGTAGAGGCGATTACGCTTATAAGTTATTAGAGCAGATTGTAGAAAGTAAAGATGACTATTATATAGAAGCGGAGCTGAAGGAGTTAGCAACTGTATTGGTTAATTTACCGCAAGATGAGTTTCTACCATTTGTTATAAAAGCAACTAAGTGTGGAGGCGTAACCCCTAATAAGCACCTAAATTTAGTATTTTCTACTGTGCTTAGTATACGTAGGGATATACTTAGGAGAACTGTCGAGAGGGCTTTAAAAGGAGGGAGCTAGGCGAGCAGTTAGAATAGAGTCACAAGTGTCTTGCGGTTTCTTATGGGTCCCGTGACTTGCCGCGTGACTTGCCTTACTGCGTGACTTTTAATACAAACAGCCTTCGGCTGTTTGACTTCCGTAGTTAAGGTGTAACGGCGGTATAACAACCAGCCTCACGGCTGGTTTAAGCCTATACTGGTAAGCTACCTACTTTTTATCAAGATCCTATCAAGATCCTATCAAGATCCTATCAAGATCCTATCAAGATCCTATCAAGATCCTATTAGGATCTTGATAAATAGTCCAACAGTGATAATCGACATCTCCGCGCGTGACTGCCGTCCGGCAAGCCTTATACTTAATACCATTTTGACGTGTTAACCTATTAGCAGCTTGGATAGCGCGTGATTTTGTGGTGTACTGTCCGGCGCGTTCTTGCTCTTGGGTTATGTTCATTTAGGCTTTCTCCGAAAAAAAAAACCACGGCTATAGGTAATAGCCGTGGTTTTTGCGTGTCTTTATTCTTCGTTAGCGTAACATTCTGGGTGCTCATTATTCAGGTAAGCTTCGTACGCTCGCTTGTCGGTATCATCGATTATGGCGCTAACTAATAAATCATCGTTGGTGTTAGTAAGGCTAAGCAGCTTAGCTTTGAACTGCTCAAGGGTTATGTCGTATTTTTTACATATTAACGGTAACAGGTAAGTAAATGCTTCGTGATATGTGAGTTTCATAGTTTGCCTTGTTCCTTATATGATATGTAAGATGTTTCAGTAACAATTAAAAAATCTAGTAGCTGTAAGTTTAATAATTCGCCTGCTTGCTTTAGTTTGTCGCAGATTGATTGATCTTCTTTGCTGGATAGCAGGGAACCGCTAGGGTGGTTATGCACTAGGATTATAGTGTTAGCAGTGGCGGTTAGTGCAATTGAAAAAACTATACGGGGATCTATTGCACTAAAGTTAAAACCGCCGGAACTAATCTTTACCCAACCAAAGATTTCGTTGTTTCCGTTCAAGCAAAACATCAGCACTTCTTCTTGGTATGCGAGAGTACCGGCCTTGCTTAAGATGGTGCGCGCGTGGTTTGCAACCATTTCAGGGTTAGTCATTGGCTCTGTTTTTGTGGTTTTGCTTTTGGTGTAGCGTAGTGTGATTTGTGGTAGCATGGTTTATTACAACCAGCCTCACGGCTGGTTTATCTCCATAGTAATGATGTAACGTTGGTATAGCAACCAGCCTCACGGCTGGTTTAAGGTGATACTTTAGGTTAGTTATTTGCCATTATGGTTAGTATATACCGGCAACAAGCCTCTTCATTACTTAGCTTGTTATCGGTGAGATTAAGCAGCTGATTAAGATGTATTGCTAGTGTTTTCTTGCGTGACTTTAGTACATATTGTTTTACGGCACTTAGATTGCCATTCATATAATTATCCAATAATTCGATAGTTGTCATTGGTAGTATAAGTTAGTTATGGGTTAGTAATTCAGCGAGTACCGCTAACGGTACTCTGTGAATTATTACGTCCTATTCGCAAAAGTAAGCTATAGCGTTAATAGTATAATTTCGTTTTGAGTGATTATAGCAAATAGTCGATTTATAACTATCGCCCATATTTATATAGTCGATTATCCAAGCGTTATCATCTTGACTAGTGTTTTCCTTTCTTATTGCTTCGATACCGAATCCACCAATAATACTTTGAATTATATGCAGTTTGACATCGTATTTAGCGGGGTTATTATAGCACTCATCTATTCGTTGCTTGCCTGCAGGATAACTCTCTAATTGCCAGTAATCAGTTTCAGCTAATACTTGCAGTATTGTATTAGCTTCGCTTCGTTCAAGCTGAAACTCCTTCATTAATTTAGGTATGGTTATGCGCATAATGACTTAGCCTCATGTTTTAGTTATGTGGTTAGTAATTAATCGGGTACTGCTAGCAGTACCCTGGTAATTACTTTTCCATTTTGCAAGGCATAACTATCGACGCGCAACTAAGATCTCCGATTAATAGCGGTCCCATGGGATCATGTAGATGTAGCGTAGTATTTAACGTGTTTTGTAAAGCTGTTAAAAGGTAAGATGCACAATAGCAGTAGTTAGCAGATAACACCGGCGACTCTAATATAAAGTTAAGTGGTATCTTTAACTGTAGTGCAGCTGATTTAAAATTACATTGACCGTCTTTATGCAATGTAACTGTGTCGAAAGTATACTCATCTATACGTTTTGGTTTTAATGCGGTGAGTGCTTTTAGTGCTCCGTACGCTAATACTACGTTATGACTAGGTGAACCGGTAGGAATAACCTGCTTGTAATCCGGGTACTGGCTGTCGAGTAAACGACAACCAAGAATAACATTACTATCATAATATAACCATAACTTATCATCAGCTATTATCAGCTTTGCATGTTTTCCCGGTAATAGTTTACTAGCTTTGATTAGTGCGACACAAAACGCTGTAGGGATAATTATTGACGGTGAATCGGTAGGTAAGATGTCGGTAGTCTCGTAATGTACGATGTGGCCATTAGTTGAGACAAGATGCTCGCGGTTAACATGTATACCCATTAGGTTATGTCGAGCGTTGTCGGTAGAGGTAAAAGGTAAACAGCGTTTAAGCTGCTCCACCAGTACATCGACGTTTAGTTCCCTTGCGTGGTGGTTTTCTCCGTACGTGGGGATTAGCGGGAATTGATCTAGTTCGGTGTCTGGAATAATAGCTGTTTTGCCGATTAATGCTAGTTTTTCAGGGGAGTAACAACCGGGTGCTACAGCTATTGGAGGGAGCGTACAATAGATGTCAAGGGTAGTAGCGCGCGTATTTTCAGGAGTACACGCAACTTGCTTGAGCACAGGCATAGTGCGTGATTTGCGACTTGCAAACAGTTGAGCTATTTTGATTATGTTAGTTTGTGTAAGCATAGTTAGTCTCTGGTTATGTATTAGTAATATTGCACTATAATATCCGTGCATCATACAGCCTAGGCGATCTAGGCTGTATTGTGCATGTTTATACCTTGCAGTACTCCCTAATTACAGCTAATGCGTCGTCGGTAGTCATACCGACACATTCATCAGGCCAAATATTTTGCTTAGCGTATATCTCTACTGCTAGGCGGATAATCTGATCCTGTAACCGCCATAATCGGGATATGGTATTATCCCGCATGTTATTGGTTACATCAGTAATAGTTATTGGATCGCCAAATATATCTAGGTGGGTAGTCATAGTCATAGTCTCATCAGAGTGTTGCATAGTGTTAGTCTCGTTAGTTATGGTTAGTAGTAGTTATACACTGCAAATTATTGTGTATAATAGTTATACACACTAAAGTGCTTTGTTTTTATTTTTTCTCTAATATCAACCTACTTCGTTTTATCAGTATCTGTCAACCTTTTGTTTACAATTATTTTCGCAAATAAAAAAAAACTTTCTTACCTCTTTATATGTGCGCCGAACCATCACCAAAACATAATGCCCGATAAGTAACCTTATTTGGCAATTGATCACCTTATCACACCTAATCACATCTAAGCATGACAAGCCGACATCAAGATAGGTGTGCTTTGTCGTGTCCTGCTATGTCTCAATTTTGGGACAAGGAATCTCTTAGTTATTGGCTGGACGGAGAGTCGCTGCAACGATGCCCCCCGCGTGTGCCCGCATCATATAGAGTCCCACAGTGCTCTAGCCGGAACACCACCTACGCACTACCTACGTAACATCTTAAAATCATTGATGATTTTAACTAACATAAAATATCCTATAGCCCCAAAACTAAATGTAAACACAATGTTACCTATTGATTGCGAACACTTATCATGCTATCCTCCTACTATGAGCAATACACCTGAAGTTATGAGTCGTGAGATTACGATGCAGAATAACCCGGATGAGGTTATCGAAGCGGATTTACGCTCATTGCATCTTATCTTATGCAAACTTGAAACAGCATGGCACTATGCAGAGACGATAGACGATACGTGTAAACTTACTTTAACTACACTGAAGGTAATGGAGCATAGGCGAAAGACATTAGGTATTGATGTTAGCCCAGGTAAGCAAGTATACCTAACACCCTATGACAGTTAACGTAACGGTGTATCCTTAAACCAGCCGTGAGACTGGTTATTACACCTACTGTTAAGGAGAAGCCTACGGAAAACAAACAGCCGTAGGCTGTTTGTACTATGGCATACTACCTACAAGCTGAACCCCATTGGAGTCTAGACTTCGCGATTAAACGATTCTGTAACGACGCTGATGTAAAGATAGTCACTGTTGATGACTTATTAGATTTGGATGTAGTTACACTAGACCTGCGCATTCCAGTAAAAGAAGCCCTAGACAAAATTGACTGCCTAATACCTCCGTATGGCGTTGCACTGTTCCACCCTGACTCTGTGATGTCCTACCTAAAACGCAGAGCTAAGCGCTGCTTACGTAAAGCTCAAGTAGAAACGCTCGCGCAAATTAAAGAGTTACAACGGACTAGACTAGAGAATCAAGCTGATGTGTGAAGACTACAACAAAACATGGGATTCTTTCTGGAAGGATATAGTCACTAAAGAGGATGGGACTATAGACCTTGAACAGATTAAACGAGAGTTAGCTGACTTCTACTACGTAATGAATGAAGTGCCTAAAGTGTATATGGAGATAACTGGAGGAGAGCTATCAAAAATAATGTACACTGCTGAAACAGTTATTGGGCTATATAACCAGCAAGTAGAGAAGTTAATAGAGGAAGCGTTGGAGGAGGCTAGACTGCATCCTCAAGAGTAGTAGAAAAGTTAGCTACTAGTGGAGGCTTACTGATTATAGTAGTTGCAGTAATAGCCCCGCCTCTGCTAACGTATGCTGCTTCCTTCTGGGCTATGATTGTAGTAGGAGTCATCACCCTACGCTGCCCTGGAGCAAAGCCAAGCCTCCAGATAGCTACCTGCATGGCTAGCATCATTGCATCGCTCTCGTCTGGAGACTTAGCTAGCTTAGGGTTGATAGCTGCCATACGGGCCTTGTAGTCTGCTTTAGACTCCAGCATTAGCTTTGGCGATTCATGACCACCCTTAAGTAGTACCTTACGATTCACAAGCTGCTCAGCAGTCAGGCTATCGATACCTCGTATCTGGTCCTGCTGAACGAACTCTCGAAACTTAAGCCACATATCTGATGGAGACATTACCAGTACAAAAGGGTCTACCTTCCCTCTCAGCGTCTCCGACCGAGGCTTAACTGAAACAACTCTGTATGGTTGCCCCTCCTGCTTACTAACAATCCTAATTAACTCTCCTAGCGCCCTACCAATCCCTGTTGCGTCGATAGCTAGATTCGATACTGGGCAGTTATACCGTTCTAGCACCGCTAGAACCTGAGTAGCAATCTGCATCTCCCCTGAAGCATCTCCCCTTACCAAGTCTATCTTGTGAATCAGATCCTCCCCTCTGAAGTCCAAAACAACTAATCCATCTACAGTATGTCCTAGCACTCCTAGCCTAAGGATACACCCGGCTCCACCTCCGCCTATCTGGAAGGCTGGGTCTAAGCCGGCTACTACTTCCTTTGGATAGAAGCCACTCCATTCAGCCTTTCTGCGAACCTGGTGTTCATTGAGGAAAGGTTCGCTAATGATGGTGTTGTCCATCTGCTTATCTTGCCAGAAGCCAAGCACGAACCTGTAAAAGGAATCTGACTCTTCGCCATACTCACGTTTCTTCTTCTCAATCCCTGCTGTAGTAATCAGAAACCTACTAAGCACTTCCTTTTTCACCACATCCGTTTCACTGATAGCTGGAGAGTCATAAGGGTTGAAGTAAAGACAAAGCCCATTCTCGTATTGCGTCTCCCAAGTGTAGTCCCTCATTGGGTCTACTGTTTTCCATCCTCGACGAGGAGTAGCTAAAGCACCATGCAAGTCAGTCTTACTATTAGAGTTCCCAATACCTATCAGCTGAAACGTATCCACACCTTGTTCCAGGTTGGGAATAGCCTTAAGAACGTTAGGCGTCATGTCTGTGCACTCATCCAGAATCACCAATAACCTCTTGTTTGGGTGGCGTCCGATGATGGTGCTAAGAGTTTTGATGTCATCGCCCATCTTAATTGCAGCTGCAAATAGGCCATGAATCTTCTCTTTCTGTTTCGGGTATAGTATCTTGGGGGGCTTGCTGGTTAAAAACGTACCTGGTATTGGTAGTACAGCACTGGAGAATAGTGAAGCTACATAGCCCCATATACGACTCTCCAGGGACTCCAGCGTAACCGACGTAACGATGCAACTATTGTTTTTTGGATCAGAAAGCCAAAACAGTAGTGCTATCTTAGCAGCATCTAGGCTCTTCCCAGTAGCTGCTCCAGAAGCGAAAATGAGGGGCGTAGCCCCCATACAGTGAGCAGTAAACCTTCTCTCGGTCCAACGATGCCAACTCCCGGCATGATGCGGCCACAACAAGTCATGGGCACGGTGCATGGCATTCACTTGAACGTCTACATCATCGCTATCACGATATAATTTAAGATTAATTAGATAGGGATGCTGTAATTTAAACTCTTTTCCACAGGCATAAACCCTGCTACCATCAACCTCCCAACCTTCTTTTAAGCAAAGAGGAATCAACTTAGGATCTACTCGTTGGTTAAGATACATGCAGCCCTCGACATTTAAAAAGTTCAAACCATTTCATGTACCAAAATCGTACGTATTTATAGACCCTGATACAGGGCATCCATACCAAGCCACGACTAAAGAGCAACTGTTCTTCTCGATCCTGGCTTACCGAGAGCAGAACGATCTGCCTCCTATTGCAGCTCTAGATACTGCCATAGAGAATTATCTCTGCAACTTAGCAGAGAACTGTGGCAGTTGTGAATGGGCTAAGTTGAAGCGTGGTTGGGTCCAAACCTTACGCGGAGGCGTAGCCCTCATTGAGAACCTCTTCTATGGTAAAAATCACATAGTCCCCAAAGAAGAAGCAGAAAGACGCGCTCTCATCTGCACCGCCTGCCCTCAAAACATCTTCCCCGACAAATCAGCTTTCATCACATGGAGTGACGAGATAGCTTTATACGCTACTGGTGGATTACGTACTACTCAGTATGATAAACTAGGTAACTGTAACGCATGTACTTGTCCCTTAAATGCAAAGGTCTGGTACAAGGAAGCATCACTTACTGAGGAAGAGTCTAAACTTGCTCCCAACTATTGTTGGCAGTTAATCAACAAGGAACCTACAAAATGAAAGAACTAGACAACTCAAACATTGTAGGTGGTAAGATCGAACAACTACCGTCTGGTAAGTTTAAAGCAGATAAGACAATTATCACGTCAGTAGGTTCGGCCCGCAGCATTCATGAGCGTCTCCGCGCCGGAAATATAAAGCGCGTTAGACTCTATTCTGAAATAGATGGATTAGTCCAAGGCAATCCACCTTACGATTCTAAAGCCCTTCAGCAGGCTGGATTAGGACACATCGCTAATTACAATAATATGTTTGCACGTGCGGAGATTAAACGTGCTTGCCTGGCCTACTGGAATCTACTGCATAACGCGCAGTCGATGATTAAGATTGAACTAGATATACCAGATCCTAATGCTCCTGAATGGGCTAGGACTATGTCTTATCTTTGGGATAAGGTGGTTAAGCGTCTTTGGCCTTCTTTCCTGATTAACATTGCTTCTCTATCTACGCAGATAGTTAAGTTTGGAATCTCTCCTACGCTATGGAGAGATGAGCGCGATCCACGTTGGACTGTAGTAGAACTGAATAAGTTCTTCATCCCAGACCAGACTCAAAGCGACATAGAGATGCTAACCACAGTCTGTGTCGAAAGCGACTTCACAATCCAATATCTCTGGAATGTCTATAACGAATACAAAAACACTCCAGCGAATGATACACCCTGGAATGTCAAAACTCTAGGACAGCTTCTCTGCACAGCAGTAGCAACTCCTCTACGCGAAGCAAACCAGCAACTAGACCTGATGGACCTAGAGCGCAAACTCTACTCTGGTGACTTATCCTTCGACCGTCTCTACAATGACTCTATTAGAGTAGTCTCCCTCTTCCAGAAAGAGTACAACAACAAAATCTCACATTACATGTTTCATCGAAACATAGTAGCGCCTAACACAGAAGACGACACAGGCTTCCTATTCTTCCAGCAAGACCAATACGAATCTATCTCAGACGCCTTCGTAATCTTCACTAAAGACCCAGGAGAGTTTACAATCCATGCTAATAGAGGCTTAGGGCATGAAATCTTTTCATTGGCGCAGGCTAAGATTCAGTTAGACTGTTCAGTAGTAGATATGGCTAAGTGGGCGTCTACTCCGATAATTAAAAGTGGAGCTGGAAATACTAAAGATGTAGAGCAGATCAGATTCTACCCTGGAGTTCCAACTAACATTGGAACTGCTGACTTTGTTCAGAATAACCTGGGTGCAAATGTTAATAATGTAGTTGGAGCTGCGCAGTATCTATCGAGCTTAATCCAGTTCAATTCCACCTACTCGGGCACAGATCCAGCTAACCCAGATCCAGATAAAGGCTCACTGTCTCCAGTACAGACTAAGATGCTGGCTTACAAAGAGTTCAATGTACTAAAGAACAACATAATGCACTTCTACACTACGTTCGACAGAGTCATACAAAACATGACTAAGAAGATGCTAGAAGCAAAAGAAGGTAATCCTGGAGCTGAACTTGGACTCACCTGGAAAAAACGATGCTTAGAAGCGGGAATACCTCCAGAGGTGTTTAAGAAAGCCAACCAAGAGCGTATAGAAGTATTTGCCACTAGGGTGGCCGGGGCTGGCTCACAGGTGGCACAACTCATCGGGCTACAGGAGTTACAGTCAATCATGGGATCGTTCGGTCCTAGGGAGGAGAGAGCCTATAAACGCAGCCTAATAACTGCTGCGGTTGGAGTGGAGTCCCTTGAAGAGTTCGATCAAGACTCTAATACTGTAGATGAACAGGCTGGAGGGGCATCTCTAGCTGGAGTAGAAAACGCAGTAATTCAGGCAGGAAAGTCTCCTATCTTCTCCAAAGATAACGACCAACGTGCTCACTCAGCAGTCCACATGGCATTAGCAACCCAAACCATCCAGGCGCTACAGCAACAGCAGTCCGACCCCATCGAGGCTGATAAGATCTTCTCTGTCTTAGTGCCTCACCTATCAGAACACATATCAGCCCTACAGCAGTCTCCATTTGCACAAAGCGAATTCAATAAGCTTAAGCCAGGCTTTGACCAGGTAGTTAAGTATGCGACTCTTAACCGTGCTAATGCTGCTAAGATGATGCAAGCGCAAGCTAAGCAGCAACAGCAGCAAGAACAGCAACTCTCTGAATCACAAGTTAAGACACAAATTACACAAGCCGATGAACAGAGAAAGGACTTTAAGCTACAGAAGCAAGACCAGCGACAAGAGGACCAACACCAGACCAAGAAGAGGATGCTAGAAGAAAAGACCATGAGCGATATTGAGATGAAGCGTCTTAAAACGGTTACCGAAGCTGAACTAGCGAAGCAGAAAGCAGGTGCTGATATTGCAGCTAAGCAGGTCTCTCAGGGATACGAAGGTAACTCAGCAAGCCAAGACCTACGCGAGCTAAACGGTAGCACACCAGCACCATACGACATTGAAGGGATAGTTAAGACTAATCGTACAGGAGCAAACAAGTGATAGTAGAACACTTCGCAGAAGATAAGATAGCCCTAACGCAGTTACGCGATGCACTCTCCATCTTTCATCGCATTAACTTCTTTGCCGTCCTATTAGATGTAGCTGCTAATCGTTCACTAGTGCAGCAAGCGATTACTACAGATACAGCAGCACTTCAGAACGCATGGCATAATGGGTATGTAGAAGCTATAAACGACATCTTCTACTTTCTGGACCGTTATACTCCTAAAGAAAAGAGAGAAGATACACAGATGGATTTTGGAGCAATAGAAGCGTTATTAAAAGCAGGCGATATAACGGAGACAGAAGCAGATGAGTTACGTAATGCCAGGGGTTAGTAAACCTAATGCAGCAGGGATAGAAGCGTCATTAACAGTAGTGGGGGATGAAGACCCAGTAGAGTTTATTCGACGTAGCATACAAGCGGCTAATCCTACAGCCCAGCCAATGGTGCAAGCTACAGCGCCTATATTACAGTCACCCTCAGTAACTCCACATGTAGCACCTCCAGAAGTAAAGACATCCTTTACAGACAAAGAGATTGGATTGGAGCTGCCTTATGCTAGTCCGACTACGCCATTACCTGCGCCAACTCCTAACACGTTACCAATTAAGGAAAGCGAAGCTCAAAGCGAGACAACGCTTAAGGAGTCGGCGAAAGGCCCTGAGCCGAGTCTTAATGGCCCCGAGGAGAGTCTTAAGCATTTGCGTAAGAAAACTGGGGAACTTTCTCGCACCGTGGAAGAACGGTCTGCCGAGGTAGCGGCTCTACAGTCCGAACTAGAACGGTATAAAACAGGAGAAGTACTACCTGATTCTGTACAAACTCTACAACAACAAGTAGATGAGTTAAGCTACTATAAAGAACTGCATAACTTAAAGATGACTCCAGCTTACACTGAGAAGTATCTACAGCCTATTGAACAGTTGAAGGAGAAAGCAATACAAACGGCTACTGATTATGGTGTAGCTCCAGAAGTGTTAGACTACGCTTATAAGCTAGAAAATAAACGGGACCTAAATCAATTTCTGCGCCGGCACTTTGACGAGGTTGAAGCACTCGAAGTTAGAGAGTTACTTAGTAGCATAAAGCAAGTAGATATAGCAGCGCAAGAAGCTCTAGCCAGACCATCGGAGACGTTACAGCAGCTAAAAGAAGAACAGCAACAGTTTGCTTCCCAACAAGAAAGTACACGATTAGAACGTATTAGCAGTATGGCAAAGACTGGGTGGATAGAGGCGCTGACAGAATTACGTAGCGTAGGAGACTATCCAGAGTTAACGCTTACGGGAGACGCTGATAATGATAAGTATGTACAGCCGATTCTTAGCGATGCAGCAACAGAATACGGAAAGTTTATCAAAGAGTTGGGTTTCAATGGTACTAAGGAACTACGCCCGGAAGCATCGAAAATATTGGCTAAGCGATTCCTACTGTCCCAGGCTGCGGCCATTGCTATGGAATCCAGATCCCAACACCACCATAGAGCACAAGAACTTATTGAAACTACGAAAAGACAAGCAAACTATATAAGACCTCCGGTAGGAGGTGGGGCTGGATCATCCCCAATGTCTACTCCTACACAGCCACGTAGCCCGCTAGAAGCAGGGGATGAGATACTGCGTAGAATAGGAATGAAATAATGCGTAGAGTACAGTGGACATCTCCTATTGAATACGCTTTTACAGATGTCTATCTGCATTTACGCCCATATACAGTCGAAGCCGTATTTAAGTGGATGCTGCCTAGTTTACTAGGAAACTATGTATACGTGTTTGAATATGATGAGTCTGTAACTGGAGAAATAGCAGAACAAGATATAGTTACAGTAACCCAGCGGATTACTCCACTACCAGTTGAAGCCCCTGTGGACATACCAGCCCTTGTTGCAGCTCACTTAGAGTCGATTAAGCCAGTTCCTGTTCCTGTTGTTGTAATGGAAGCCAAGCAGGAAACAGATCCGGTATTCACTGAATGGCTAGAAGCCACACCTAAACTATCCACGTTCGAGAATGATACACAGTTCATAACCACAACTCCAGAAGAGACTGATCCACTCTTCAATGCCTGGCTAGCTACACCACCTCCAGTGTCCACTTTTGTAAACGACGTTCCTTACCTCGCGCATGAAGAAGATCCAGTATTCAAGGCATGGCTAAAGAAACGGCCTAACTTATCTAACTTCACTAACGACCTGCGCTTCATGGTAGATGATGGCAGTGGAGGGGGCGGTGGGGGTTTATTGGTAGAGACAGATCCTATCTTCACAGCTTCTCCTTCATTCACCATAACTAATGCAGATATAGCAAATTGGAATAGCGGAGGTCCTGAGACAGACCCATTATTTACTGCCTGGTTATCTGGTCCACCCCTTATATCTACCTTTACTAATGACGTGCCTTATCTAACAACGTGGGGACCTGAGTTAGATCCAGTATTTGCGGCTTGGCTACTTACAGTAAATCCCGCAAACTGGAACACTGCGTATGGGTGGGGGAACCATGCTAATGCAGGCTACCTCACTTCAGTAACACCACACCCACTTCTTAATACTACACATAGTGATACAGTTCCAGGAGCAGTAGTAAAAGGAGATATAATAGTAGCTAACGCTACTCCTGATTGGGAAAGACTTCCTGCAAACGCCACAGCAACGAATAAGTATCTGCGGTCAGTAAGTAATGGTGTGCCGAGTTGGGAAGCAGAAGCAGATCCAGTATTCTCTGCTTGGTTAATAGTCACGCCTCCTTTATACACCTTATCGGGTGCATTTCTTTTAGACCAAACAACGCCTCAAACTGTTATAAATGGACAACCTATATTCAATTTGGGTTTAAGAAGCAATAAAGGCTTGTCATCATATGATACAGCGGTAATAACTGGAAGCGTAACTAATGCAAGTAATTATTTTGAGTCAAATGTCAGTGCAACTGGCAATGGTATCGCTATTGGAAATTATGTCGCAGTGGTTGATTCAACACTTGATACTTATTCAGTTTATTCTGTTTACGGAAGTTATTACCAAGCAACCACAGCAATTCCTACTGGGAAAGTATTAACTGCTCTTACAGGATTACAGACAATCGCTACAAATCTTGGTGCAGGAACAGTTACTACTCTTGTAGGAAATAATGGAGCTGCCTACAACAGCGGGACAGGAGTGGTTACTTATGCATCAGGATTAAAAGTTTCTGTCATAAATAATGGTGGCGGTTCAATAACGACTGCTTATGGGCTTTATATCGCAGGAGTTCAAGGAACGGACGCATACGGAATATATCAACTTACAAATGTTAAAAATCTATTATATGGAGAATTAACTTTAACTAACGGTGCGATACTTTCAAATCTTACTGCTTCAAAAATTGTATTTACTAGTGCAACCAAACAACTAACTTCAACAGGGATTGGAACGTCATCACAGTTTATTAAGGGTGACGGTACGCTTGATAGTTCAACATATCTCACGTCAGTTACAGCGCATGATGTACTATCGGCAACACATGGGGATACACTACCAGCAGCTGTAACTCAAGGAGCATTAGTTGTAGGAAATGCTACTCCTAAGTGGTCTTCTCTAGTAGCAAACGCAACAGCAACTAATAAGTATCTACGATCTGTAAGCGGCGGTATTCCTAGCTGGGAGACAGTACCAGGCACTGTATCTTTCGGCACTACTACGAAAATTCCCTACATGAACGCAGGGGGGACGGATTTTCTGTATGGGGCAGGGCTTACTTATGACGGAACTACACTCACTTCAGGCCCTCATACATTAAATGGATTAATTACTTCAAATTTAGTTAGCTCCATTCCTGCGTATTCAGATGTAAGAACAATAACAACAGCCGCAGGTGGTAACATATTCAAAAGTTTTCCAACATTAACGGGTTCTCTCACTTCTTCATCACACACGACATTATTCGGAGCCGATATTGGGTTTCAAGACCAGAGAACATTGGTAGGTTCTGGAACGTTCTCTGCTGTTGAAGCGGGAGGTTATGGTGCGAGAATCAGCGTCAGTAGAAATAACTTATTTACAGGGACACTGACGGCGTATGTTCTCAATGGGTTCTTATCAAACTTCGGTGATACAGGAGTTTATAACGTGCCAGGTTCTTCCGTAACGAAGAACTCAACATGGACATACAAAGCCGCAGGGAATCAAGGGAGTTGCAACCCCACTATAGATTTAGGAAACGCCGCAAGAACTGCAAAGTATACCTTCTATGCCAATGACATATCGTTTGGATTCAATCCAACTGTCGCAAATTGCACATTCACATTATCCGCATACGGACAAAGAATAGTTTTCACAGGTTCAACTGCTGGAACTTCTACGGGCTGGGGTTCTTATCTTGATATTTCGGGCTTCGATAACAACTGGGGATATTATAATAATTCAGCCGCCGCTCATAATTTGCTCGGTCTTGATAACGTAAAGACATATTTTGGTACTGGTGTAGATGCCTCCATCACCTATGACGGAACGAATATGGTCTTCAACAGTCGTGAAGTCGGGACTGGAGATTTTGTATTTTCGGGTGGCAACGTCGGCATCGGGACGACGAGTCCGAGCGAGGCGTTACACGTTGTTGGCAATGCGTTTGTGAGTGGTGGGATAAGCTCTGGTGTGGATGGTGGGAATACTCCACTCTACATCCGCAAAGACCAAAATGCTGGTACAGTAGGGTATATTGTTAATAATACGGCTGGAGCAAATGCCAGCGCACAGATGATTGTTTCATCCGATACTGCTGGCGGGTTTTTTGGGGCTTTCGGTTCATCCTTTACACCCACGCCAATCTATACTGATAAGTTTGTTGTTGGTCTAAATTCAGATGCTACATCTCTTGTGTTAGGGGCAATCGGAGCAGCCCAGTATATTCAAATGTTTACGGGAGGAACAGCAACAACAAATGAGAGGATAAGAATTGATAGTGCTGGCAATGTTGGCATCGGGACTGACACCCCAGGCGAGAAACTAGAAGTAAACGGAAACATCCAACTCACAGCAGACAATAACATTCTCAAGTTTGGGACGGGGGAGGATGCACATATCTACTACGATGCAACAAATCTTGTCATCGATCCGAAGGTAGTAGGCACTGGGTATCTTTCAGTATTGGGCGATATATCAGTTGTAAAGTCAACTATTAGTGGTTCTCAAGTTGTAGCTTATAGAGCGATAACAGCATTACGAACACTAGATGCCACAGATTATTTTATAGACTGTAATGCGAATACTTTTGTAGTAACACTACCAACAGCAGTAAGTATCACAGGTAGAGTTTATATCATTAAAAATACTGGAACAGGAATCATAACTGTTGATACCACATCATCACAAACTATTGATGGCTATTCAATAATGACTTTATCAGCAACAAATGCAGTCATTACTGTAATTAGTAATGGGGCAAATTGGTTAGTATTAAGTAGTTCATAAATTTATGTCAAATTACATTCAAATACCACACGCAAGTTTATCGAGTGCAACAACACAAACTGTGATTTCTACAGCAGTTGCTTATCCTGTTTTATTTGAAGACGATGATGATGTTGTAGCAATAAGCAGGAGAGAAACAACAGTATCAATAAACTCTGCTTCGCCTTGTACTATTACCTGTGTTGCACCAGCGGCGACTATTTTATTAGCAGGAACTCCGATTCAATTTTCTGTTTTATCAGACACAACAAAAGGTTTATCCTTAGCTACAACCTACTACATAACCAACATCGCAGTCGGTGCGGCTTCATTCCAACTATCATCTACAATAGCTCTGGCAAGAGCAGGGACAGCGGATAAGAATACCACAGGTGCGATTACTGGGACTTATCGCTGTATAAGTAGAATGTATTTTAATGAGACAGGGGATTATGAAGTGATTGTTTCGGCTCTAATTGATAGCACAGGAATAACAGGATTTACCACTCAACAAATGGACTTGTGGTTTATAAAAGGTAACTCAACGAGTGATAAAGTAGGAACTAATATACCTAAATCAGACACTCAGTTATCTTTTGCACTTGCATTATCGAGTCAAGTTTTATCGATATCTTTAATTTTAGACATAGAGAAGAATGACTTTATCAGAATAGATTACAGGGGTAGTGATACAAGATTAAGATTGGTAGCATTACCAGCAGTTACATCAAGTGGTTCAACTCCAGCTATACCAGCTTGTCCAAGCATCATTATTACCTGTAAAAAAGTATGCCGTTAAAGGAGAGGAACATGTCAACAAAAGAAATCATCGCAGTAGCAGAAAACAACGTAGAGGTTAAGGAATACATCATAGACAAAGCCACCGACAAGAAGCACTATATTGGTGAGACTAAGTCTTACGGCGAATTACGACTAAGTGAAGAAACCGTGGCGCTACAAAAGCAGTTGGATTACTGGAAGGCACTCGACGTTAAGAAATACAAAGAAGAGCAAATAGCAAAACTCACGGCACAGCTTACAGAGCTTGAGCCGATTAGAGTTGAGATGGATAAGGTAAAAACAAAACCAGGAGAGGAAACAGAAGATGCTTGAGAAATTATATGCGCAATTCGGTCAGTTAGTATTACAGATGGAAATGATACAGAATCAAGTGAACCAAGTTAAGCAGCAAATTGGTCTTGAAATGCAGAAGCAGATACAGGCTGCTGCACCGCAAGATCCACCCCAAGAATAATCTATTGCTTAAAGGCCCTATCCCGTTCATACTGGAACTACGAGGTATCCGGGCGACACAGGATAGGGTAATCGAGCAAAACCCCAAGTTAGGCTCCACAGGCTATCATACGACGGCAACGATATAGCTGCTTGTGCAACGGTTAAGCGCGTACATCCTTACTCAGGGTGAACGTAATTAGTATGCATAAGTAAGGCTAACATCATGTCAGATTGTATGTCTCCCGAGAAGGTCAATGAGGGCTTTTTAGTAGCGCCCCCACTAATCGACCAGCAAATCAAAGATTTATCAATTAAGCATCCTAACTGGATGGGAAGTCTATTCGACATCGGAACCTTTCAAACAGGCGCCGGTGGAGTAATGGAAGAGATTATCTATCGTTCCTCTTTACCGCAGATTGAGCGCGGATTAGATAAGTGGACTAAGGTAGGTAGTATGGCAGGTTGCGACCCTTGTGGCGCACCTAGTTGTGCCTACAACTGGACTACTTTTGGCGGGCATGGGTTCGACCGAAAGCTAATCGAGTTGATGAAACGTGAGTTTCGCACTCCTGCTTATTGTGTTCACGAGATTCAGTCTACTTTCATTTTTAAGAAAGTAATGGCTAAAGTCATTGAGAACATCTACAAACAGACTGATTTTTTCAAAGAATTTAGTGTCGGACAGAATCTACTTACTGGCTTTGCCAAGAAGTTCTTGATTGATTCTGGCGGTATTCACCCAAACACCAACAATCCGTATGTATATCGTCCGGCTGGGACTGCTAGATTATCCATACTTACGATGGGTATTTTAGAAGAGTTCTATGAACAGCTTCGCAGATTGCCGGATTGTATTCCTTACGACGTAATTGATAGTTCACCTATCTACGCTCTTGAGGCAGGGCATCAGGTATTGGCTGGTTTGTATCGTAATGATCCGCAGCTTCGACGGGATGTTCACTTCTCTAGCTATGCAACTTCGATGCTTGAGAAGTACAACTTCATCAGTTCAATTCGTGGAATGTATATTCCTGCTCCGATTCTCTATCCACGTAGATTCAATCTTAGCGCAGTAACTGGTGAGCCTATTGAAGTGCTGCCGTTCATGAACGATGTTCCCGCTGAAGTTGGTACTTACACTTATGTAAATCCAGGTTATGCAGCGGCAACCCATGAAGAGGTAACGATTCATGGTATGTATCCATTCACCATTCTTACTCAAGCAACTGAGACTACGCTTGGTGGCGGGACATCCTTTGGGCCAGAGCCAACATTCATGGAGTCATGGTCATGGCATAACCCGGAGACTCAGTGCGATCCGTTTAAGCGTGAAGGATTCTTTGCAACTGCTGCTAAAATGGCTGTAGCGCCACAGCATAGTGAAGGAATCTTTGCCTTCTTGGTAGAACGTCCCAGAGCAAGCCAGGTAGCTATGTTTAATCCAGAGCCTACTTGCCCACCTGAGACAGTTACTTGTAACAATAACATCCCAGCGGTGGAGTGCCCGTGTCCAGTGGTTCTTAGCATCAGTGCAAATCCATTTGTTCAGAATAACTACACGTTAGTGTTTGCTACCGCAGTAAGCACCTACGTAGGACAGTCACTACAGCTTGTATATCGCAACGGTGCGATTGTATCTGGGGTAGTAACGGCCTACACAACTGATGGTAAGACTATTGCTCTTACTATTAGTGGTGGACTTGATGCAGGGACGTGTGCAGACATTATCAGCCTCCAGTGCGTAGCTCCAGTTGGTGCTTGCTCCTCGAAGGTTGTAATGGCTAGCGACTGCAGAAGTGGTGAGACTGATACTGTTGACCTCCTCTTAGAGCAAGCTCTAATTGCGCAGACAGCAGGGGATGACCTCACCGCTTACTTCGGTAACTGCACAACGGCAGTGCTCGATATCGTTAGTGTAGATGCTGAGAACCTAGTGTGGACAGTTCGCTACGCAACTGGCAATGGCCCGAGTGATGCACCTACTGGTGGCGGTGTAACTAAACTATCAGCAGATATGCTCTGCGATAGAGGCGGCATCATCAAGGTCTGTGTAACCCAGGCAATCTATGGATGTCCCGCTTGCGAGCCGTCTATGACTGAATGCCCAGGGATTACAGACTACGATTACTCAGATGATCGTTCACCTCAATAACGCGCAAAACAAAGGGGTTACTATGAAGTAACCCCTCTTCTCTAAGGGGAAGAATGACGACAAGAATTGTGGAATGGAGTTCAGGAGACAAACTTGCCTGTTCCGCATGTTTACCGGCGGATGTATATTTATGCGTCCGTTCTGGACTCGTTCCACCTCTTATCTTACTTTTCACGACGCATAGTAAACCGATGCATACAATAGATGCCTCGGTAACTGCAGTTACTAAAAATAACTGTAACTGTGAAACTCCGTATACATATACTATAGAGTATGATGCAGATCAGTTAGTAGGTAGTGTAGAGTTAATCTCGTCCGATATAAGTGGAGTAGTATGTAAAGGATGTTTAACATCAGTTATAGAGGATACGATTTTTAGAGTATTGGAGTATTTGTTTAGTAAAGTACAATAATGTCAACAAAACTAGTTCGATATACTTCATGCTGTCCACTATGCCCTTCCGGCACTACTGAAGTATTCCTATGCATAACTTCTACTCTACTAGCGGAAGGTAGCTGCACTATACCTGCTACTATTATAAGTGTTACTTCGTGCCAAGATAGTTGTAATACTTCTAAACAATATCTGTATACTATTCAGTATGACGATACATATCTACTCGACTCGTACACATTAGACACGTCTGATATAACTGGCATTGTGTGTGATGACTACTATGCACAATGGGTTAAATGCCAAATACCTTGCTGTATTTCCAGAGAGGGTATTTTCGGAGATGGTTCCGACGGAGATAGAACTGTAACTACAGCAGACCATATTAATGGCAACTCCTGCGCAATTTTTGCAGAAGGAAGAAACTACCACTATCAAAATCTAACAATCGAGGATGGAGCAGTATTAAGAACAATCGGTCCGATTCTACCCTATGGGCAAGATGCTAACACAAATTCACTGTCTCCGATGCTTAGTTATTTTCAACTGTTTGTAAATGGAACACTTACAATTAAGGCAGGCGGGCAAATAATAGCAAATGGTGGAAATGGGGGTGCCGGAGGCCAAGGCACTAATGGAGGTGGTGGAGCAAGCGGAACTGCGGGTATAGTAACTATACTAGACAGCGGAGGCCGAGTTAGTTACCTAGTAGATGGCTGTGGTGGCGGAGGTTGCGCTGGATCATTAGGGGGTAGTGGGTTTAACACATATGTAGCAGGAGCACACGGATCAGACGAGCGTTATCCATTTAGATTAGTTACTGATGCATCTGCAATACCTCCAACTATAGGAGGATTACGTGGTGGAGGGCTAGGAGGTGTAGGTGGTGCCGGAGGAGAGACAGGTTACTACATAAACTATCAAACAGGTAATCCATTCCCAGCCGCAAATTTGTGGAATACTGCAAACGCAATAGCAGGTAGAGCAGCTTACTCTCAGTTTGCTACCTTAAATCACTACAAAGAAGATTTAACCCAAGCTTCTATGGGAACTTTGCTAAGCAAAGCAGCGTTAATAGGAATACAGGCAAGTGTAGGAGGGGGTACAGGGGGCAGTGGTGGAGGATCTGGTAGTAAGTATAGTGGTATATCATCACCTTATACATCTCTAAAATATCCAGGCGGCGGAGGCGGAGGTGGCGCTGCTGGGGGATCTATTTATATTGCAGCTCGCAATATAGTTATAGAAAGTGTAGGCTATATTACTGCCAATGGAGGTAATGGGGGAGCTGGAGGAGATGGCGCAGATATTTTAGACTTGGTAGGCAAAGCTTTAGCTAGCGC